TGCAGGCTGATGAGCGTGGTCCGGATCGAGCGACCCCCCCAGACGGACGAGGAACTCTGGTGGTACATCAAGGTCCTCTGGGGGATCGAGATTCCGCGCTCGCGGGTCTGCCCGGGCCATCGGGCGCCCTTCGAGGCCTTGGCGGACGCGTACTTCGCCCGGTTTCCGGTAATCGTGTGCAAGGCCTCCCGGGGATTCGGGGGGAAGACCACCCTGCTCGGGACGCTCACGCTGACGGAAATGGTGGCCCTGGGCGCCCAAGTGACCGTGCTCGGGGGATCGGGGGTCCAGTCGAAGCGCATCCTGGCGGAGAGCCAGGAACGGTGGGGGAGCCAGGGCGCGCCTCGAGGACTCCTGATGACGGAGCCGGGGGCGCAGACCACGCGGCTCCGCAACGGCGCCTCGGCCACCGCGCTGATGGCTTCCCAGCGGTCGGTCCGTGGGCCGCACCCCCAGCGCCTCCGGATGGACGAGTGCGACGAAATGGAGCTGAAGATCCTGGACGCCGCCCTGGGGCAGCCGATGGCGGAGAAGGGGATCCCCGCCCAGATCCTGCTCAGCTCGACCCACCACAACCCGGCCGGCACCTTCACCGAGATCCTGAAGCGGGTGAAGGAAAAGGGGTGGCCCCTGTACGAGTGGTGCTATCGGGAGACCATGGCCCCGCACGGGTGGATCGCCGCGAGCGAGGTGGAGCGCGCCCGGGCGAGCATGCCGTCAGGGATGTGGCAGACGGAGGTGGAGGGCCAGGAGCCCACGGCCGAGGGGCGCGCCTTCCTCACCGAACTGGTGGACGCCTACTGCGACCCGGACCTGGGAGAGCGGGAGGGAGGGGACGGGGAGTACTGCGAGTTCGAGCCGCCGGAGCCCCTGGCCATCTACGCCACCGGGGCGGACTGGGCGAAGGAGCAGCACTGGACCGTGATCACCACCTACCGGGCGGACATCGAGCCCTGGCGCCTGGTGGCCTTCGAGCGAATGCAGCGCCTGGCCTGGCCGTACATGGTCAGCCGCCTGGGGGTGCGCGCGAAGCGGTTCCCGGGCCTGGCCGCGCACGACGCCACCGGCGGCGGGAATGTGGTGGCCGACCTGCTCCGCCAGGAAGAGATCATGGCGGAGGACGTGATCATGGTAGGGAGGGGCCGGCAGGACCTCTTCACCGAGTATGTGGCGGCGGTGGAGAATCGGAAGCTCCGGGCGCCCCGGATCGCCTTCATGCACGGGGAGCATCGGTACTGCGCGAACAAGGACCTGTACGGGGCCGGGCACCCGCCGGATTCGGTGGTGGCGGGGGCGCTGGCCTGGGGCCTCCGGAACAGGATTCCCCGCGGGTACGCGCCAGCGGGGGTCGGGGCCCGGACGGCGCATCAGGGGCCGCATGGATGAGGGCGACGTGAGAAGACTGGGGCTGGTGCTCGGGCGCCTCGTGTTCACGGTTGTCACCCAGGCCCATGGGGCGCCCTTCCTCGACGGGGCCAGGGGGGAGGTCACGAGCGGCCGGTGCTTCCGTGGGGTGGCAGTCCATTTGGCTCCCTGGAGGAAGGACCGCTACGGGGACCGTCTGCCCGCGCTCGCGCTCGTCCTGGGATGGCTGGAGGGGAGGGCCGCATGATCGAGCAGGTCCTCATGTACCGCTGCGACTTCTGCCCGAGGATGGCGCAGGTGCCCTACCCAGTGGCGCTCTTCGCCGATGCGGTCCGGCCCTGGCCGCCCGACGGCTGGACCGTGGTCGGGGAGAAGATCGCCTGTCCCGCGCATCGCGTGGAAGTGCGCAATTCGCCAACAGAGGGGAGCGCATGATCGGCGCCAACTTCCTCCGGGCCCTGGCGGGGCGGGAACCGCCGCGGGCCAAGACGATGGAGGTGGTCCCCCGGGTGGGGGAAATCTCCGGGAACGACTCGGGGTTCCTGGGCCGATGGATGCCGACCCGGTGGAACCCGGATGAACTCATCACCCGCCGGGGGATGCGCTGGTACGACAAGATCCGCCGGGATGATGCCGTCAAGGGGGCCATGACGTTGAAGAAGGGCGCCGTGCTCTCCCCGGGCTGGGAGCTGACGCCGGCGCCCGAGGATCCCGGAGGAGAGGAGGTGGTCGAGTTCATCGAGTACGTCCTCGACCACATGGAGCCCCTCTATGGCAACCTCGATGATCACCTCCTGCAGATCCTCACCGCCCTGGACTACGGCTTCTCCATTACCGAGATCGTGTGGCGGACGATCGAGGAGCCGCCCTACAATGGCTGGTGGGGGCTGCGGACGCTGAAGCCGCGCAAACCCCATCGGTTCTGGTTCGACGTGGACCCGCACGACAACCTCCTGGCCGACGGGATCCGGCAGGATGAGAACAAGTACCCGGTGGAGAAGTTCCTCCACTGGGGCTACCGGCGGGAGTTCGGGAACTGGTATGGGCAGAGCGACCTCCGGGAGACCTACGAGTGGTGGTGGCTGAAGGACAACCTGATCAAGTGGAGCGCGATCTACGCCGAGCGGTTCGCGATCCCGATCGCCACGGGGACCTACCCGCAGGGGCATCCGGTCGCGGCGGACATCATCGCCTTCCGGACCATGCTGGAGAACATCCAGGCCAACACCAGCATGACCATGTCCGACGTCTTCAAGGTGGAGCTCAAGGAAGCCGTGGGCCGGGGGGCGGACGTCCTGGAGCGCCTGGTCAAGGCCGCCGACACGGGGATCGCCCGCGCCATCCTCATGCCCTCGCAGTTGGGGGTGACCGCCCAGCCCGACGTCGGGACCTACGCGCAGGCTCGGAAGCACTTCGACGTGCTGCTGATCGTGGTCCAGGACATCCAAAACGACATCGCCCGCCAGGTGGTCCGGCAACAGCTCATCCGGCGCCTCGTCTTTGCCAACTACGGCGAACGCCCGCTGCCGCTCTTCGAGTTCAAGCCGCTCCAGGAGGAAGACGAGAACCGGCTCTTCACCATGTGGCTGGCCGCCGTCACGGCCGGGGTGGTGGACACGACACCCCAGGACGAGATCCACATCCGGGAGATGACCGACTTCCCGGAGCGCACGGAGGAGGAGATCCAGGCCGAGCGGGATCGCCTCGAGGAGGAGGCGGCCGCGGCGATGGAGGCCCAGCGGCAGATCGCCGAGCAGGACAAGGAGCCTCCCAAGGGGCCTGGGGAGGAGGAGGAAGACGAGGACGACGACGAGGATCAGGGGAGGGGGAACGGGAAAGCGAAGGTCAAGGCAGCGGGATGGGCGCCTCCGCCCCACGGGCGCTTCGTCCGGCGGGTCCGGAGCCGCGGGTATGACTTCAATCCCGACCAGCCGCGGGATCCCGATACGGGAGAGTGGACGGACGCGGGAGGAGGTGGGGGCGGCGCTGGAGCGAAAGGAGAGAAGGCAGGCGAGGAGGGGGACACCGGAGGCAAGGCCCCCGCCATCCAGCGGACCCCCGGGGCGCGCCTCAAGGTGGGGAAGGCGCTCTCCACGCCGGGGATCCGGGACCGTCTCTCCCATGGGAAGTCGGAGAAGGTGAAGACCCTGGGCGGCGGGGTGAGCGAGTCTTCGGTGGTCTACCTGGAGGGCGACACCAAGGCAGTCTTCAAGCCGCAGGAGGGGGAGCCCCCCCGCATCCGGGCCCAGATCCCGGATGGGACGGCCTACCGGCGTGAAGCGGCCGCCTCCGCAGTAGCAGAGATCGGGGGGATGACCGACATGGTGCCCGCCACCGTCATCCGGAAGATCGAGGGGAAGAAGGGGTCCGTCCAGCTCTTCGTGCCCGGCGCAAAGACGGGCAAGCACTACTTCGCCACCGGAGAACGGTCAAAAGCCTTCGATGGACTGAATGATCTGGCCCGGGCGGCCGTGTACGACCACTTGATCGGGAACACGGATCGCCACTACGGGAACTGGCTGATCCGGGGCAACGGCAAGATGGCGCTGATCGACAACGGCCTGTCCTTCCCTGTCCAGAAGGGGGGATGGGGGAACCGGCAGCTCCTGGCGGAGGCGAACGCCCGATACGGCGCCCTGGAGAGCGGGGGGTGGTCGAAGGCCCCGGAAGTGGTCAAGGCCCGCAAGGCCTGGGTGGGGAAGTGGCCCCAGATCGAGCGGGCGATGAAGAGGCACAAGATGGAGCCGCAAGCCATCAAACTGGCGAAAGCGCGGTGGAAAGAGATCACCGCCGGGCTGCCGACATGACGCACGAGGTCCGCTTCTGCACCCTGGATGAAGAGACCGGGGACGAGGTCGAAGTGGGGCGCCTCCAGGTCAAGAAAGGCGTCCTCGTCGCCACCCCGGCCGACCAGCCGATGCTCGAGCAGATCCTCGATGAGGAGGTCACGGTCCCGGATGAGAATGGGGACCCCGAGACCTTCCGGGCGACCAAGGATCCCGAGGCGTTCCTGGACGCGCTGATGATCCACTACCGCTCGCCGTACCTCCGCGCCTGCCAGCCGGAGAAGACGGAGAAGAGCAGCGCGGCCTATGCCCGGGAGCCCACCCCCTTCGAGCAGAAGGTGGACTTCGCACGGGTGGAGGAGGGGCAGGACGCCCTCCAGACGGAGGGCAAGACCCGGCTGATGGAGGTCCTGGAGCGGATGCGGGAGGCCCTCCTGGGGGTGGTGGGGAAGCGCCTGGAGGCGGGAGAACTCACGACGACCTGGGTGCGGAACCTGGACCTCAAGTTCAAGGGGGAACTGCAGCGCGTGACCCGTGAGATCCTCGCCGAAGGGTACCGCCTGGGGAGCCGGGAGAGCGGGAAGATGCTCCGGGAGAAGCGCCTCCAGGTCCGCCTGGTCCCGGGGATCCCGCCGGAGAAGGCCCTGGCGTTCTTCGAGCAGAAGGCGTTCTACATCACCGGGGTGGTCAAGGACCGGCTGCTCACCGGCGCCCGGAACCTCCTGTACAATGGGATCAAGAACGGCACGCCCAGCACCGGCGTCATTCGGGAGCTCAAGGAGCTGTTCGACGAGTATCTGGGGGATCCCACCGCGATCGCCCCGGGCAAGGAGGAACAGGCCCAGCCCTACCGGCTGGAGACCATCCTCCGGACGAATGTCACCGAGGCGTATAACGAGGGGCTGAAGGACGGGGTGGACGAAGAGGTGGAGTCCGGCTTCGTGATTGGGTTCCTCTACAGCGCCATCATCGACGGGCGGCAGACCGAGGTGTGCGACTTCCTGGATGGGAAGATCCTCCGGCCGGACACCGAAGACACCAACGCGCTGACGCCCTCGAATCACTTCAACTGCCGGTCGATCCTGATCCCGGTGACGAAGGACGAGGGGCCCGTGACCTTCATCACGGCGGCGCAGATCGGGCGGGCGCTCGGCCTGAAGCCGAAGGGGTTCTGATGCCAGCGGAGAACCTGAACATGAGGGCCCGGCTCCGGACCGAAGGGCTCCTCGGCTACCTCGAGAGTCTCCGGGAGGCGATCCGCAGCGGCCGGCGGGCCACCATGGCCTTAGTCTACGAGGCCCAGCGCTTTCACGAGGGCGGCCTAATCCAGCGGCCCGAGGCGATCCACCTCAACCCGTGCGTGGTGGAGCCTCTTGCCGAGGGTCGCCCCGATAGCCAGGTGGAGTGGCACCACCCCACCCCGGGGCGCCAGGACTGTCCGGTCTGCCGGGAGCTGCCAAGCAACCCTGTGGACGATATCCGCCAGGGAGTCGAGCGGGTCCTACACCGGGATGAGTTCGGGCCGCAGGGGACCGATCTCGGCCCGCAGTGGATCCCGAACCCCGTCCGCCAGCGCATCAACTGCCACACCTTCGGGCACGGTGCTCCGGCGGGTCACACATGCACCTGCGGGAGGGGGCCCTGGTGTGCTTGCGGCTTCTGCCGAGCCTGTCAGGGGGTGGATTTGGGCATGCCCTTCCCGATCGGTGTCGCGCTAGAGGCCGCGCTGGCGGGCGCCACGGTCGCCATCCGGTTGGAACCGCGGCTGGCGGACTTCCCGATTCCAATCGGCTCCGACTCCCCGCTCCGCTGGGGGATCCACTCCATCTTGTCCACTGGGGATGCGCCCGAGACCCGCGCGGCGGCCCCAAGCTACACGGTCGAGACGGCTGCTCTGGAGGCGATCCGAGAGGTGATGGCACCGGCCGAGCTCCTGGAGCCGGAGGCGGACCGGGCCCGGGCGCTGATTCTCGCCAGCTACCGCCCACTCGAGGGCCCGACGGCGGCCTGCAGCGCCTGCCCGGCGTTGGTACCGCCCGAGGAGCTCTGGGTGGGGAAGAAGTCGGGGATCGCCCTCTGCGATCCCT